TCCCATCGTATGCCCTACATACAACAGGGCGACTATCATATATTTTACAACCGAAAGTAGTTAGGTTCGGACAGACAGAAGGCATAATAACCCATACTACTTCCGGTGTCTCATAAAGTTCACATCCTCTTGTTTCAAAAAACTTTCTCATCTCGTCACTGAACTGAACTGCATTCACAGACATGGCAAGAGTCTTGCAGCAGTACTGACACGCAAGGCATAGTTCTTGGGCTTTCTTTTTTAATGACATTTATCTACTACCTCTTATATGATCCTTTGGCATAACGATTTGCAGGTCGACCAAACATATTCTTTTTCTTTTTCTTTACCCAAACCCTACCACGATTTGACTTACCCAACCTCTTCAAAGCAGCTCTTGCCTTTTTAAGATTTTCTATACTGGCTGCTTTTTGTTTAGCAGTTCTTCTTCCGTACATAATTGAGTACCTTTTTTTATTCGGTGGAGTAGACTTGGGCACCCGATGAACCCTATCGCCTACTCCACCTTAACGGAGGTAAGAAATGAAATGCAACTCACCCACCGGAGTTGCCAACTTATCTTCTTCTGTGTTTCTTTCTTTTAAATACTCCAACCGTAGAAGGAGCTCTCGGTAGTATGCCATCTCTCTTTAAATTATAAACCTTCCCGGCAATGGCAACTGATTTAATATTTATAGGGGTAACAGATCCATATCTACCACCCAAGGCACTTCCAACTAACTTATGGCGCCTTGCCCCCTTTTTTGCAGCTCTACTATGTCCTGCGCTATCTCCATGCCATCCTCTAGCCATTTTATCCTCCTACTTCCAGTACTTACCAACATCTTGGTCGTACTGTTTCTTGACAGGATACTCCTGCCACAAATGATAACCTATGGCATCACTCAAGTGGGTTCTTTCTGGATCAATAGATTTATCTATTTCACCAGAGCCCCCTTCTATAACCACTACTCCCTCAAAGTCGCGGACTGTTTGAGGAGCTTTAGTAGGGTCGACCATCATTCTGATTTCTTTTTTAATATTGAGTAATCTGGAATTGACAGTATTCACTCTGTCTCGTTCTCTTGGGTTACTCAAGGGTACTCGGAAGAATAGACGATCCATTCCAAAATGGCTCCATAATTTTTCTTTTACAAGTTGCCAGTCAGAACCCAGTACTTTAGCAGAACCTTTTGATCCTCCTGTCGAGTCCCCATAGCAAAAAATTCTTCCTTTGTGTTTGCCCCAATCTTGTATCAGTTTATCACAAACCCTTATTGTATTTGAACCACGAGGAATCCATACCTCTCCGATGATACCCGTTCCCCATAATCTTTTATTGGTTTGTCTCTTAGGCATGTATTGCTCCTGACCAATGACTGCTATACCAGGGGCAACGTTAAAGTCGAACATAAAAAGTAAATCTTCTTTGGGATTATAGGTCAGGGAAGCACAATGAGTTTGTTCAGTAAAATTGTAATAGGCTCTACCGGTAAAATTGACAAAGGACGCTTCGTATTCTTGTTGGTAGGTCAGTTCATCTAAATCCCTCTTGGCGGCGATGATCTCACCTTCGGGTAATATATCTGCACTAATCCAATGAAAAGCATCCCATTCAGGTTCTAAGCCATTCTTCATTGCGTGGAGTGCTTGGGCTTGGGCATCTCGATAAAGATCATAGTAATGATTGCGTCCTTCTGGAACTCCTATGAAATCACATCCTCCCAATCTATCTGATAAGGCAGGTCGAATATGCTGAGTCCATGTCCTTGCCTTCATATTAGCATATTCATCAAGGACTCCGTAGTCCCACGGTGTCCCCTCCGCCCTTTCTGGTTTATCCATACCCAAACAATGAATCTCTACTCCATTGATCAAAGATAAAATAAGTTGACTTTCATTTGGGTTTCCCAACAGGAATTCTTTGGGGATAAGAGCTTTCAAATCATGCCAGTAAATTCTTTTGACTTGGTCCCTGGTTGGGGCTGCACAAAATAACCTGGGGTCTGGATAAGGTATGTAATATTGGGGGAGGTCTTTACGATGAGCAAAGAGGGCTTTTAAAACTAACTTCCTTTTGCCCACTATTTCTGTCTTGCCGGAACGTCGACCAGCTGGGACCACTTTGAAACGAGCTTTCGATCTTATTAATCGGATTTGCTCGTCATGGTCTCGCATTGGTGTCCATCTGGGCGTTAGTTCCATTTATTTCCTTTACGACTTTTTCTTTGATTTGAAAATATGTTTAAGACCTGAAAGATCAAGTTTATCCAACCAGCCTTTTTTCAAACGAGCACTATAATAACCAGATCTACGACGTTTTAATTCTAAATCATGCGTAGCCATTAGTTTTTTATGCTTTGCTTTCCTACCTCTTTTCTTTGCTGCCCTACTATGCCCTGCGCTATCTCCATGCCAACCTTTGCCTTTGCCCATGATATTCTCCGATTCATATATTAATAAACTATCAAACAAAATTTTTTATATCTTAAGGTATTGAATTTATAAAATAATACTCATGATTAATATTGTATTATTAATCTTGGGTATGGCTCCCTTTTTCATTTTGAAATAATGACGTGCGTATTAAATCTAATCTCATCATAAGTTTGTAGTAAAGGATTCGACATTGATGATAGATGATTATTACTTGGGCAATCTTTATCTCTAAAGCCCAGTATACTTTCCAAACGTTCCAGTACACTCGTTTGTTTATATCTATCATCGTTTTTTACCCAATGAATTAAAAAAGACTCTATAAAGCCTCTTTCCTCTTTTACTCATAACTTATCCACTCCATGAGTGCCCTGTAATATAACCCAAACGACCTAACTTCTTCGTATATGTAGTCAGTTTTGCCCGACGTCGACCAAGCTTTTTCGTAACCGATGATGATCGAGTCTTCTTTCTCTTCTTTGCGGCTCTTGCGTGTCCTGCGCTATCGCCATGCCAACCTTTAGCCATTTTGTCCTCCTTTCCTATTTCTTCCGCTTCTTTGCGGCCCTTGCATGACCTGCGGCGTCGCCGTGCCAGCCCTTGCCTTTGCCCGAACCTTTCTTCTTTATTTCAAACACCTTGATTCTATGCCCAGACTTAACCATCGTCATATTGTAAGCGTAAGATCCCGGTCTTTTTCGTGGTATTGAACCAGAAACATCTGTGATTTTCACATGCCCTTCCTTTACCATCTTATCGATCCACTTCCGAGTTCTACCACCAAGATTTCTACGCCATCCTCTTCGAGTAACCATAACATCCTCCTTTACAAGACTTACGATTAATACTACCCACCTGGTGAGTTATTCATCATCATCTTGTCCACCTGGTAAGGTTCCTACCGCTTTGTCTGCAAAATCCCTAAAACCTTGTACCAACGACCTTATGACATCACCACTCTGTTCCAAAAGTTCTTTCCTCTTCATCTCCAGGTGACTTATCAATCTTGATAAAGATTTTATCTCTGATGTATAATCTTGTCTTTTCTTTAAAACCTTCTTACTGTAGTTGTAATGGACATTTCCCTCTTGATCATGTACTTTGGAATGAGTTTCATCTACAGTACTAATAAAGAAGAATGCGCTCTTTCCCTGTCGTTTGGCTTCTAACTCCTTGACCGATCTTACCAGACGACGTCTTGGTCGTTCCGTACAAAGATCATCGGAATCATTCACCTGCTCCATCTGTTTTTCAACTAAACCTCTCTGTTCCAGCCATAACTTCTGAGCTATGTACGCTCTTCTCAACTTCAACTTCAACATCGTAATTTCTTCGTCGACGGAGCCTAACTTGATATGTGGTATTAGTTCTTTCTCATCGTCGAGAACTCCTTTGACGTATAAACCGTGCTTCAAAGCTCTTTTGCTCCCTATTGGTGGTGGAACATTCTTACCACCATGTAATCGGCATCGCCCATTCGGCATCGCCCAGTTACGACATGGTATTCCGGTTTGTCTACTTGGTAACTCACATTTCGATCTGGGTGGCTTCTTCCTATTCTCCTTCGTCCATGCCATATCGTGTATATATTCCTATAATTTCAATTTCTTAGGTCATTACCCAATTAAAGCGTGGGTTGGTTGAACTGCCCCAAGGCTCCCCGGCGTGCTCAATATAAAGGCTCCCGTCTTACGACTACCGGCGTGCTCAATATAAAGGCTCCCGGCTCCCGTCTTACGACCTTGACTAACGATTAACGACGCACGGCCTTGACTAATGACCTTGACTAACGACGTGCCTAATGACTCTCTGACTAATGACTTAAGACCTTTAACCTTTTACTTACGATTAAACCTAAATGTGGAGGATAAATGTGACTCGCTTAACACGAATTAGGCTTACCTAACGTAAACCCACTAATGACACAAGTTCCTCCTTTGTCCTTAGTATATAAAACTTTGGCAAGAAAATCTATAGTTTTCTATCCCGTAAGTGGTATAAACAATGACCCGTATTAATCTATTGATTACTCCTAAGAAATACCTATTCTCGTTTAAAAGAATTATTTATTCTTTTCATACTAAAAAATCAGCAAAAAATCAGCATAAAAAGAATAAAAAGACTTGATTTTCTCAAAAGAATCATTATATTATATATAAGGACGAGAGTCCGAGGCAGAGGAACCCGGGGCAAGGACGTAACGTTCTCCCGGGATAGGAACTTAAAACCCATACGACAAAAACCAGTACGAGGCAAAATTTTAAGTCCTCCAAACTCCTTGACAGAACCCAATTTTTAAAAAATTAGAATCTGCTCCTCATTTTCTGCATGATTCCTAATTAATCCAATCTGCTTCCCGTTGCTTTATAAACTGAGAAAGGCTATGTCGATGGGATGGGAAATCCTGACACCAATAAAACTCAGCTAAAATGGGAAACAGCCCCTAAGGTAGAAGCAGTTGTCGTTCCTCTTGGTTATCGATGAATTCTCTGGATTAAGGTGGAAAATAAGGCCCTTTGCGTTCCTCACGGATTTTAATTGGAAATTGGAAAAGCCTCGGTCAAATCGGTATCAAATAGCGTCCGCTTCCTTGATTGGATAATGGCGTAGTTAGTCTTGGTAAGACTTTCAATGACCGCCAGAAGTTTTAAACCTTTTAAGGATACTGGATGATTTGAGGAACTATATAGTGGTTGGGGCGGAGTATGGTATTGACAAACAGATGCTTGTTGGATCTGAACCGGACTGAAGATTTTTAGTAAGTCTGCTAAATACCATCCCGCCGGAGATTAAGCGTCTTCCCTGTTACTGGGAATTGATGAAGTCATATAGTAGACAGAAACGC